ATGAAAAATTTTCAGATCAACCGGCAGGAGGCGAGATTGATTTCGACGACCTCAGACACGAAATCGGGTGCCGCCTTAATCGCATCCGCCAGTGCTGCCGACCGCAAGGCGTTTCTGGACAGTCTGACGAATGAACAGGTGCGGGCGTTGCCCTATCTGTTCGAGTTCTGGGCGCTGGAGCATCAGATACCGCCCGAAGGCGACTGGCGCTCTTGGGTGATCCTGGGCGGACGCGGGGCGGGCAAGACCCGTGCGGGCGCTGAATGGGTCCGCAGCATGGTTGAGGGGTCGCGTCCGCGCGACCCCGGTCAGGCCAAACGCATCGGGCTGATCGGTGAGACGATGGAACAGGCGCGTGAGGTCATGGTCTTCGGGGAAAGCGGGATTTTGGCCTGCTCTCCACCGGACCGCAGGCCCACGTGGATCGCCGGGCGGCAAATGCTGGTGTGGCCCAACGGGGCCGAGGCGCGGCTCTATTCCGCCTTTGATCCCGAACGCCTGCGCGGGCCGCAATTCGATGCGGTCTGGGCTGATGAATTGGCGAAGTGGCCCAAGGCACAAGCGACCTGGGACATGATGCAGTTCGCGTTGCGTTTGGGCAAGAACCCCCGCGCCTGCGTCACCACGACGCCGCGAAATGTTGGAATATTGAAAGCGCTTCTGGAGCGCGACAGCACGGTGACGACCCATGCGCCCACCGAGGCCAACCGCGCCTATCTGGCGGACAGTTTTCTGGAGGAGGTGCAGAACCGCTATGCGGGCACCCGGTTGGGCCGGCAGGAGCTTGAGGGCGTTCTGCTGGCCGATGTGGACGGCGCGCTCTGGACCTCGGACCAGATCGAGGCGGCGCGCGTGAAGGAGGTGCCGAAACTCGACCGTATCGTGGTCGCGGTGGACCCGCCCGCGGGGGCGACCGCCGCCTCGGACGCCTGCGGGATCATCGTCGCGGGGATCGTGGCGCAGGGGCCCCTGCCCGAGTGGCAGGTCTACGTGCTGGAAGATGCCAGCGTGCAGGGGGCCAGCCCCAACGACTGGGCGGCGGCGGCGATTGCGGCGATGGACCGGCACGGGGCCGAGCGGCTGGTGGCCGAGGTCAATCAGGGCGGTGCGATGGTCGAGGCGATCGTGCGGTCGATCGATCCGGCCGTGCCCTACCGCGCGGTCCACGCGACGCGCGGCAAGGGGCTGCGGGCCGAACCGGTGGCCGCGCTTTATGAACAGGGCCGCGTGCGGCACCTTCCGAACCTCGGCGCGCTCGAGGACGAGATGTGCCAGATGACCGCGCAGGGCTATGCAGGCCAGGGGTCGCCGGACCGCGTGGACGCGCTGGTCTGGGCGCTGACCGAGCTGTTTATCGACCCCGCCCGCCGCTGGCGCGCGCCCCAGGTGCGCAGGCTTTAGCCTTGGTATTGCACGATTTTTCGGGCCGTTGCGCCGGGGGCGCACGGTCGCTTGCGGGCTTGGTAACAGATTTCGTCGAAAGTGCATCGTGTTGGATCGGACGCCAGATCGAAGCGGCACCAAAGGGGATTTGAATGTTTGAGTTTTTGAAACGACCAGAGGCGGACGAACAGGTCGAGGTGAAGGCCTCGGCCACCGGGCGCATCGCGGCGCGGGCCGCGGGCTGGGGAACCGCCGGTCGCGCGGTCTGGTCCGCGCGGGACAGCGCCACCCTGACGCGCCACGGCTTTGCGGCCAATCCAGTGGGCTTTCGCGCGGTCAAGATGATCGCCGAAGCCGCCGCGTCGCTGCCGCTGGTGTTGCAGGACGACGAACGCCGCTACGACACCCATCCGGTGCTTGCGCTGCTGGCGCGGCCCAATGGCGCGCAGGGCCGGGCAGAGCTGCTTGAGGCTTTGTTTGGCCAGGTGCTGCTGTCCGGCAACGGCTATGTTGAAGCCGTGGGCGGCGAGGGCGTGCCGGTGGAGCTGCACGTGCTGCGCTCGGACCGGATGACGGTCGTGCCCGGGGCCGATGGCTGGCCCGTGGCCTATGATTACACCGTGGGCGGGCGCAAACACCGCTTTGCTTTGGGCGAGGGGCCCGCGCCGATCTGCCATATCAAGAGCTTTCATCCCCAGGATGACCACTACGGCCTGTCCCCCATGCAGGCGGCGGCGGCGGCGCTGGACGTGCACAATGCCGCCAGCCGCTGGAGCAAGGCACTTCTTGACAATGCGGCGCGGCCGTCGGGGGCGATCGTTTACAAGGGCGCGGACAACCAGAGCCAACTGTCGAGCGATCAGTATGACCGTTTGCTCAGCGAGATGGAGACCCAGCATCAGGGTGCGCGCAACGCAGGACGGCCGATGCTGCTGGAAGGGGGGCTCGACTGGAAGCCCATGGGGTTCAGCCCCTCGGACATGGAGTTCCAGAAAACCAAAGAGGCCGCCGCCCGCGAGATTGCCGTGGCCTTCGGCGTGCCGCCCATGCTGCTGGGCATCCCCGGCGACGCAACCTACGCAAATTTTCAAGAGGCCAACCGCGCCTTTTACCGCTCGACCGTGTTGCCGCTGGCCACCCGGGTGGTGAGTGCGCTGGCCCATTGGCTGGGAGATTTCACCGGCACGACTTTCGAGCTGAAACCCGACCTGGATCAGGTGAGCGCGCTGGCGGCGGAACGCCAGTCGCAATGGACGCGGATCGGCGATGCGAGCTTTCTGACCGACGCCGAGAAGCGCCGCCTGCTGGGACTGCCCGCGCTTGAGGTGGGCGATGGGTGAGTATCGCGAGACCTTCGAGTGCGGCCCCAGCCTGCGCATCGAGGCCCATGAGCGCGTGGCCGCGTTGCAGTTCGCCCAGCTCAACACCCAGTTGGGCAAGATCGAAGAAATGATGCAGCGGCTGGAGCGACGCTTGTGGCTGACGGTCTACGGCGTGGTGGCCGTGATCCTCGCCCAGGCGGTGGATTCGATGCTGAACCTGACCCCGTGAGAGGAAGAGACATGACCTTAGAGCATAAATTCATGGCCCTTGGTGACAGTGTCGCCGTCGAGGACGGGACCCGGATCAGCGGCTATGCCTCGCTGTTCGGCAAACCCGATCAGGGCGGTGACGTGGTGGCCCGTGGTGCCTACGCGGCCTCGCTTCGGGCGCTGGCGGGCAAGGGGGCGCGGGTCAAGATGCTGTGGCAGCACGACCCGGCCCAGCCCATCGGCGTCTGGGACGAGGTGCGCGAGGATGCGGCGGGGCTTTGGGTCAAGGGGCGCATCCTGCGCGATGTGGCCCGCGGGCGCGAAGCCGCGGCGTTGATCGAGGCGGGGGCCATCGACGGGCTCTCCATCGGGTATCGCACCGTTCGTGCAAGCAAGTCCGACAGCGGCGGGCGGCTGCTGTCCGAACTGGAGCTTTGGGAGGTGTCGCTTGTCACCTTCCCGATGCTTCCCGATGCGCGGGTGGGGGCCAAAGGCGATGCCGGTTTGGCCGACACCCTGCGCGATCTGGCGGGGGCGTTTCAGGATGCCCGCGCCGTGCTGGGCCAGAGATAGGCGCGGCGCACCAACCCAACCGACGTAAAGGATCGAAACATGACGACACCTGAGCCCAAGGCCCGGGCCGGGGAGGCTGCGCCCGATGCGGCGACCCCCGCCCGTGAACTGAAGTCCGCGATGGCGGGTTTCGTGACCGATTTCAAAGACTTCACCCGTGACATTCACACCAAGCTGAAAGAGCAGGACGACCGTATGACCAAACTTGATCGCAAATCCATGATTGCAGGTGCGCGGCCCGCGCTGGCCGGGGCCGTGACCGAAGGGGCGCCGCACCAGAAGGCGTTCGAGGCCTATCTGCGCTCGGGCGACGATGACGCGCTGCGCGGCCTTGAGGTTGAGGGCAAAGCCATGTCGACCGCCGTGGCCGCCGACGGGGGCTATCTGGTCGATCCGCAGACCTCGGCCACGGTGCAATCTGTGTTGTCATCCACTGCGTCATTGCGGGCAATCGCCAATGTGGTGAACGTCGAGGCCACGTCTTATGACGTGCTGATCGATCACACCGAGATGGGCGCGGGCTGGGCCACCGAGACCGACCCCACCGCCGAGACCGGCACGCCGCAGATCGACCGCATCACCATTCCCTTGCACGAATTGTCGGCGCTGCCGAAAGCGTCGCAGCGGCTGCTGGATGACAGCGCGTTCAACATCGACGAATGGCTGGCCCAGCGCATCGCCGACAAGTTCGCCCGCTCCGAGGCGGCGGCCTTTATCAACGGCGACGGCATCGACAAGCCCACGGGCTTTCTGACCGCGCCGCAGGTGGACAATGACGTCTGGGTCTGGGGCAACCTGGGCTATGTGGTCACCGGCACCAGTGGCGACTTCGACGCCACCGATCCGGCCGATGCGGTCATCGATCTGGTCTATGCGCTGGGCGCGGAATACCGCGCCGGAGCGTCCTTCGTGATGAACTCGAAAACCGCCGGTGCCGTGCGCAAGCTGAAAGACGCCGACGGGCGGTTCCTGTGGTCCGACGGGCTGACCGCCGGCGAGCCTGCGCGCCTGCTGGGCTATCCGGTGCTGGTGGCCGAGGATATGCCCGACATCGCTACGGACGCCACGGCGATTGCCTTTGGCGATTTCGGCAACGGCTATACGGTTGCGGAACGCCCCGATCTGCGGGTGCTGCGCGATCCCTTCAGCGCCAAGCCGCATGTGTTGTTCTATGCCACCAAGCGCGTCGGCGGGGCGATCAGCGACTTCGCCGCGATCAAGCTTCTCAAGTTCGGCCTGAGCTAAGGCCGCCAGAGACGGGCGCGGAGGGCTTGCCTTCCGCGTCCGGGGTCCGGGCGCGCGCGCGGCGAGAGCCGACCTCCGTGTTGTCCAGCTGCTTCCTTCCGTCCGAGCGACGCGGAGGGCACGCGCCCGGACCCGCCCACCGGCCCATCCACGCACAGAACAGCCGTTTTCGGAGTAGACCCATGATATTGATCGAAGACACCAGCGTGCCCGCAAGCGCCCTGCCGGTCGCCCAGTTCAAAGACCATTTGCGCCTTGGATCGGGGTTTGCCGATGACGGGCTGCAGGATGGCTTGCTTGACGGGTTCCTGCGCACGGCGCTGGCCGCGATCGAGGCGCGCACCGGAAAGGCGCTGCTTGAGCGCACCTTCTCCTGGACCGTCACCCGCTGGCGCGCCGCCGACGCGCAGGCGCTGCCGCTGGCGCCCGTCTCGGCCATCGTGTCGCTGGTGCTGACCGACGCAGGCGGCGGCGCCGTGACCGTTGATGCGGACCGCTACCAGCTGAGGCCCGACATCCAGCGCCCGGTGCTGGCCGCGCGCGGCGCCACCTTGCCGCCGGTGCCGACGGGCGGATCGGCGACGGTCACGATGTTGGCGGGCTTTGGCCCGGACTGGAGCGATCTGCCCGCCGATCTGGCGCAGGCGGTGTTGCTGCTGGCCGCGCATTACTACGAATACCGCCACGAGATGCAGTATGATGGCGGCTGCATGCCCTTCGGCGTGAGCGCGCTGATCGAGCGGCACCGCACCGTGCGGCTGGGCGGGGGGGCTGCGTGATGGCGTATCGTCTCAACCGCAAGCTGGTGCTGGAAATGCCCGCACGGGTGCCCGATGGCGCAGGCGGCTTTGCCGAAAGCTGGATGCCGCTGGGGATCGTCTGGGCCAATGTCACCGCCCGCACGGGGCGCGAGGCTGCGGGGATCGCTGCACCGCTGAGCCGCGTGGCTTACCGCATCATCACCCGCGCGGCCCCGCCCACCTCGAACGCGCGGCCCCAGCCGAACCAGCGGTTCCGCGAAGGCGCGCGCTATTACCGCATCCTGTCGGTGGCCGAGCAGGACGCCGACGGGCGCTATCTGATCTGCACCGCGCAAGAGGAGACCGTCGCATGAGCTATGGCGTATCCGCCGCCTTGCAGGTGGCGATCTTTCAGGCCCTGACCTCGGACGCGGCTTTGGGCACGCTGGTCGGCGCGAACATCTTCGATGCGGTCCCCTCGGGCACCGCGCCCTCGCTTTACGTGACGCTGGGCCCCGAGCTGGCCCGCGACCGGTCGGACGGGACGGGAGCGGGGGCCGAGCACCGCTTCACCGTTTCGGTCGTCACCGACAGCGCCGGATTTGCCACCGCGAAACAGGCGGCGGCGGCGGTGTCGGACGCTTTGGTTGATGCGGACCTGAGCCTGAGCCGCGGCACGCTGGTCTCGCTCACGTTCTTTCGAGCGCGCGCGGTGCGGGTCGCCAAGGGCAATGAGCGCCGCATCGATCTGACCTTCCGCGCGCGGGTGCAGGACGATTGAGCCTGCGCCAAAGACGATAATTTTCAACCCCTTACGGAGTATTCGATATGGTAGCCCAGAACGGCAAGGATCTGTTGATCAAGATCGACATGACTGGCGGAGGCCAGTTCGAGACCGCGGCGGGCCTGCGGGCCACGCGGATCAGTTTCAACGCGGAAACGGTGGATGTCACCTCGCTCGACAGCACCGGTGGCTGGCGCGAGGTGCTGGGCAGCGCCGGGGTGAAGACGGCCGCGATCAGCGGCTCGGGCGTGTTCAAGGACGAGGCCACGGACGAGCGCGTGCGCGAGATTTTCTTCGCGGGCGAGACGCCGGACTTTCAGGTGATCGTGCCGGATTTCGGCACCATGGAGGGGCCGTTTCAGGTCTCGTCCATCGACTACGCCGGCACCCATGACGGTGAGGCGACCTATGAAATGGCGCTGACCTCGGCTGGCCAGATCATCTTCACGCCGTTCCCGTGATGCAAAGCGAGCCGCACAACCCCTGGCGCGGCGAGGTCGCGCTGATGCTCAACGGTGAGGCGCACCAATGCCGGCTGACGCTGGGTGCGCTGGCCGAGCTTGAGGCCAGCTTGGGCGAGGACACGCTCGTGGCGCTGGTCGCCCGGTTCGAGCGCGGCGCCTTTTCGACCCGCGACGTGCTGGCGCTGATCGTGGCCGGATTGCGCGGCGGCGGCTGGCGCGGCACGGCGCGCGACCTGCTGAGCGCCGAGATCGAAGGCGGTCCGGTGCGCGCGGCCGAGGCGGCGGCGGAGCTTCTCGCCCGCGCCTTCGCCACCCCGTGAGCGGCCCTGAACCCGCGCTCGACTGGCCCGCGCTGATGCGGGCGGGTCTGCGCGATCTGGGGCTGGCGCCGGATGTGTTCTGGGCGCTCACCCCGGCGGAACTCTGGCTCATGCTGGGGGCCGACACGGGCACGCTGCCCATGGGGCGGCGCAGATTGGATGAACTCAGCGCGGCCTATCCAGACGGGGGCCGGGAAGGAGACGATGATGGACGAGATTGACGGGCTCGATGCCCTTGAGAGCGAGGCCAAACAGCTTGAGGCGACCCTGGGCTCGGTCACCACGATGACCGACGCCTTTGAGGGTCAGTTGCGCCGGATGAAGGCCACGTTGGGCGACACCACGCGCGATCTGGGCAATCTGGAGCGCGGCTTTTCCGGCGGGCTGCGCCGCGCCTTTGACGGGTTGGTCTTTGACGGCAAGTCCCTGTCGGACGCCTTTGCCACCTTGGGGCAAGCCATGTCGCGCACGGTTTATAACAACGCCATGCGGCCGGTGACGGACCACTTCGGCAGCATCCTTGCGGGGGGCGTCAACTCGCTGGTGTCGGCGATGATGCCTTTCGCCAAGGGGGGCGCGATTTCCCAGGGCCGGGTGACGCCTTTTGCCAAGGGGGGCGTCGTGTCGGGGGCCACCAGCTTCCCCATGCGAAGCGGCACCGGGCTGATGGGCGAGGCGGGGCCGGAGGCGATCATGCCCCTCAGCCGCGGCCCCGACGGCAGCCTTGGTGTCAAGGCGCAAGGCGGGCAGGCGGTCAACATCACCATGAACATCACCACCCCCGACGTGGCCGGTTTCCAGCGCAGCCAGAGCCAGATCGCGGCGACCCTTGGCCGTGCCTTGGGGCGTGGCCAGCGCAACCGCTAGGACAGGAGCAGCCAAGATGAATTTCCACGAAGTCCGCTTTCCCACGGATGTCAGTTTCGGCGCGCTGGGCGGGCCGGAACGCCGCACCGAGATCGTGACGCTTGCCAACGGGCACGAGGAACGCAACACGCCATGGGCCCATTCGCGCCGCCGCTTCGACGCCGGGATGGGCCTGCGCTCGCTTGATGATCTTGAGGTGCTGATCGCGTTCTTCGAAGCCCGGCGCGGGCAGATGTATGGGTTCCGCTGGAAGGATTGGGCCGACTACCGCTCGGCCAAGCCCAGCCGCGAAATCTCCGGCGGCGATCAGTTGATCGGCATGGGGGACGAGGTGCAGACCGTGTTCCAGATCGTAAAGAATTACACCTCGGGCGGGGCGGCCTATGCGCGCCCGATCGAAAAGCTGGTCGCCGGCACGGTTGAGGTGCAGGTCTCGGGCGATCCTTTGGTTGAGGGCGTGGACTACGAGGTGGACCTGAACACCGGGCTTGTGACCTTTGACCACCCGCCGGACATTCAGGCCGAGATCACCGCAGGCTATGAGTTCGACGTGCCCGTGCGTTTCGACATGGACACGCTGATGACCTCGGTGGCGACCTATCAGGCGGGCGAAGTGCCCCATGTGCCGCTGGTCGAGGTGCGGATATGAGCGCGTTTCAGGAGCATCTGGATCAGGGGCTGACCACGCTGGCGCGGTGCTGGGCGCTGACCCGCCGCGACGGCACGGTTTACGGCTTCACCGATCACGACCGCGATCTGGCGTTCGACGGGATCACCTTCAAGGCCGATGCCGGCCTGACCGCGCGGGCGATCATCTCGGGCACCGGGCTGGCGGTGGACAACTCCGAGGCGATGGGCGCGCTCTCGGACGCGGCGATCACCGAGGACGACATCGAGGCCGGGCGTTTCGACGGCGCGCTGGTGCAGGCGTGGTTGGTGAACTGGGCCGACGTGGCTGTGCGATCGCTGCGGTTCACCGGCCATATCGGAGAGCTGCGGCGCGAGGGCGGAGCCTTCCATGCGGAGTTGCGCGGGCTGACCGAAGCGCTCAACCAGCCGCAGGGGCGGGTCTATCAGACCCCCTGTTCCGCCATTCTGGGCGACAGCCGCTGCCGGTTCGATCTGGAGACCGAGGGGTTCCACACCGAGGTCGCGGTTGAGGTGTTGGAGGAAGACCGCCGGTTTCGCTTCTCCGACCTGCGCGGGTTCGAGCCCGCGTGGTTCGAGCGCGGGCGGCTGGTGGTGCTGAGCGGCGCGGCGGCGGGGCTGGTCTCGGTCATCAAGCGCGACCGGTTTCGCGACGGCGTGCGCGAGGTCGAGATCTGGGAAGCCCTGCGCGCGCCCGTTGTGGCGGGTGACAGGATCCGGCTTGAAGCGGGCTGCGACAAACGCGCCGAGACCTGCAAGGCCAAGTTCAGCAACTTTCTGAACTATCAGGGCTTTCCCGACATCCCCGGCGATGACTGGTTGATGAGCACCCCCAGCCGGGGCGGCCAGAACACCGGTGGCAGCCAACGGCGGGAGGGGCTGTTTTGAGCTCCATTGTCGCCGCCGCGCGCGGCTGGATCGGCACGCCTTATGTGCATCAGGCAGCGCGGCGCGGGATCGGGTGTGACTGTCTGGGCCTGTTGCGCGGCCTCTGGGCCGAGGTCACGGGCACGCCGCTGATCCCCGTGCCGCCCTACACCGCCGACTGGTCCGAACCGCAGGGCGATGAGCGGCTGCTGCGCGCGCTGGCTGCGCGGCTTGCGCCCAAGCCCCGCGACCGGGCGGCGGCGGGCGATGTGCTGGTGTTCCGGATGCGGCAGGGCGCGGTCGCCAAACACGTGGGCGTGCAGGCCGAGATCGGCCCGCAGGCCAGTTTTATACATGCGTATCAGGGGCATGGCGTGATCGAATGCGCCCTGACCCCGCCGTGGCAGTCGCGCCTTGTGGCGCGGTTTTCCTGCCCGGATTTCGCGTAA